TTCTTAAATAGTTTCATTAGCTTGTAATTTGTATTAGTTCACTATCAGATAGCTCTTCGTTAAACAACATAAATTGGTCGCAACTATTTCTTTTACCTGTATCAGAGCTGTCTCTTAATTGAGCCATAAGAACACTATCAGGTGTATTTGTTCCTATATATGGTACAGATGTTAAACTTGTACTGTCAAGCACTTCTGTTCCATTTATGTATATCTTGGCAGCAGTTGCAGATATAAAACATACAGCTATTTTATATGTAGTGTCTTTATCACTTAAAAATGAAATGAAATGGCTTGTGTCGCTGTCGTTTCTTCTTCTTAATGTTAATTGAGTTGTGCTATAAAAGTTTAATGCAAAAAAACAATTAAACGCACCTGTTGCAACAAGTGAAAATGGTACTTGTGATGTAAAACCACTACCATCATAATCATCTATTTTTCCTTGCCAAAATGCAGTAAAAGGATAGTCAGTAGGCATATCAGAAAAGTTTAACTTTTTACAGCCATCTACCGTTCTTGTAATATCAGTTCCTGTTGAATTAGGTATTAAACTTGTAGCATAGCTTCCTGCTTCTACTTGAAAACCCCATACATATATTTCATCGCCACTTGTAGCAAGTGCCATACCATAACGTATGTTAGTAGAAGTGGATGTAACAGTCAAACTTACTCTAGTCCATTCATCAGTAACAGTAACAGCCGTATTAGTATTTTCTACTGCTCTTAAATAAACCGTACCCGTACCTGTTTTTCTCTTTACATAAGCACTTACGGTATATTCTACACCACTACTACTTGTTTTTATTTTTTGAAACTGACCATCAGCAGCCGTTGCTGCAAAAGTAGATGCTTCATTACTTCCATCAGGTGCTGCATGGCTATTTGTTGTTAAAGTACCATTAGTTAAACCATATCCATTTGCAGAAGATATAGCATTAGTGTAATGAGCTAATTGTGTCCTTGTAGGCTCTAAAAGTAGATGTGGGTCTTGTGGATTGTCAAAGTCGTAATTTAACCTTGCTTGGTTTGCTGCTGTACTTTCTATAAGACCATTGCTATTTACTCGTGTGGCATCTGCATCTGCTGATACTGTGAAATCTCCATCTCCATCAGCAGGTATTACTAAATACAGTTTAGCACCACTTGCTTTATATCCGCTTGGTATCTGTACTAAAGTTGCTTTATCGTATATACTCATAATACTGTATTGTTTATTGTGTGTACCATATTGCCTTGCGCCTCAACAGTACCGCTATCGTCTAACACTCTTTTTCTATAATCGTTTGCATCTCCTGCTATATTCAAAAACGGATATTCACCTACCCAACTAGAGCTATATATCTTTCCGAAACCTATTGCGTTTATCGCTGCCCCCCAATTTTTTGCCATGTGTATCTTTGTTACTTAAATAATACTTTAATTTTATTTCGTTATGTTTCTTTGGTTTGTATTTGCTTACAGCATCCATCCGTTAAATAAAGCGTTTGTGTCTGGGTTAATATCTTCGTTATTACTAGAGTAGTATTCTGGAAACTTACTTGGAGCATTAAAACTCAAATAGTCAATAAGTCTCTGAGTATAATACTCGGCATAATCCCTCTCTTTTGCTATAAGAGAATCCACCTCTTCTTTGCCAGCTATTGAACTGTTTTCAGAACTGTGCTTAAATACGCCTCCATTGGCAATCGTATATGCAGCAAATGGAAGATACTCAACCATAGCATAATGTATTAACGCTGGTTGAATGTAGTCATTTACAAGGTCTAAATAATCTCCAGACAATGAACTTGATACTATGTCAGCACTAATCTTATCATACAAATCAGTTCCTAGATAGTTCTGAATGTGTATCTCTTGAGCAATCTTAATAAACTGAATAAACTTATCGGTGTCAATCGAACCGCTTAATGCAGTGTTTTTTATCAAATCTCTTCTTCTTATAAATATTGCTGTTGCCATTATTCTACATTTTCGATTTGTTCCTCAACTTTTTCTTTAACCTCTTCCTCTATGTCTTTTTTAACGCCAGTTTCTTTTTCTATCTCAGCCTCGCTGATGGCATTAGTCAAATCAGTAAATTCAAGAGGTTGTAGCGTCTTAAAATATATATCCAAGTCCAACCCATTGTATTCCAATATCTTCTCTAATTCATCAAGTATGGTAACTTGCATTGGTCTGATAACTGTGTTATCCATAAGTACAGATGCCGTCTGTAGTTCCTCAGCATTGTTTCCTAGACCAGAAGTGTCTTTAATGCCAACAAGCATAGGAGATACAATTCGGTGTGATACCATTACTTTACGCATACTTTCATCAGATAAGAACTGATACTGTTGATGAGCGTCTGAAAGCTGAACTGGCTCTATGCTAGCAGCCAATTCCTTGCTATCGTTAAATGCCAATATAAACCTACCAGCATTAGAACTACCGCTAAATTTATCTAAAATACTTCTTTCAATAGCATCCCTTTGTTCTGGGTCTGGAGTACCATTGTTAAAGTTAATAAGCATACTTGGAGATAGTCCGTTCTGTATGTTGTTTATATGATAGTTTGCAATCTCTTCTTCCAATTCAGCATACTGCAATCCTCCCTGATAGTCAACAGGAGAGTAATATTTGTATCCAGCACGATATGGCTTTATGTATAAAATCTCAATAGATTGATTAGAGAATCCGAAAGCTGGTATTCTGCTTAACTTATCTCCACTTGTGGCTTCTGCCCAATTAGAATGGTAGTAATATGCCTCTATTTCGCCTTTAGAGTTGCATTTCTCGGCTCTTAGCGTCTCTACTGGTATATGCTCTACCTGAGCAATTTTAGTGCGGTCTTTGGTGTATATTACTTGCAAAGAGGCTTGACCCATCATTTTAAAGTCGTGGCATATCCTTTTGACTACATCTTTCTTTAATAGAGAACGCATTTCTTCGTAATCAGATTCTTTCTCTTTACTATCAGTAGCGTCCAAACCTCTTCCGTATATCATTTCAGAGATACCGTTGATTGCAGCATTATTTGTTGGACTTCCGTTATACCTATCTATTAGATATGTGAAATAATCATTATCATCGCCATAGGCAATAAAATCATCTTTATAATATTCCTTTATTTCTGGCTTAGTATATGATTTAAGCTGTAAAAATGTAGGTACGTTTATACTCTTTTCTTTTTTATCCATTATTGGTCTTTTCTTGGCATAATGCCTTACTTTTCTTGCCATGTTATCCTCCTTGTCCTAATACTAATGTTGTGTTAGCTTGTCCATCACTTAAACTATCTGCTCCAGTTGTTGCATCCCCTAAATCGCTCCACTCAACATAAACATCAGCACCCATAGGTTCTGTTGGAGATATGATTAAAGCTCCATCAACTCCGTTTAAGTTGTATGATGCACATATTACACCTCCGTATCCAGCAACTCCATAATTGGCATCGCCATCCACTCCAGCTTCAAACCTAAATGGTCTGACTCTAAACTTGTAATATAATTCATAAACTCCGTTACAATTTGTTTCAGATAAGAAGCAGTTTTCTGCAATAACCTTATCTTGTATTTGAATGGCATTCTCATAAACTCTTGTTTGGTACAAGAACGCTTTAGTTGGGAACTGTTCGCTCTCTGTAGATGTCCAATACAATCTATTAGTTTGAACTGGACCAGTAGGGGCTGATTCTATTGTAGGTGTGTATATTTGGTCGAACCCATAATCACTCAATGCGTCATTTACAATATTCAAGTTTGGAACTACCGCATCGGCTTCATCGTAAGAAAGTAGATACCAGTCGCTATATTCAGTTTCAACATCTTCCGAATCGGTTATGGCTATAGAGTACAGGTCGCATATTTTAAATGCGGAAGTTAATGCAGCCATTTCAGCTTCATCATAAAGAATCCTAACAGTACCTCCATCACCACCGCCAGCAGCCGACCTTTCTCCAACTAATACAAATTCATTGTCAAACGTAGATTCAATTATATAATCATCTTTAGATACATCATATTTCTCTAGTTCTACTTGGTCTGTGACATAAACCATTCCCCTATATATCTCTTCAACACTATCTTTAACCACAATACTGTAATATGCGTTATTTATAAGTCCGTCAAACGCATAGGATATAGTTGTAATCCTTGTATCTGGATTATAGTTATGATTAACAATATGGATGTCTGTTCTTCTCTCAGACTTACTGGTTATTTCCAATGTACAAGAGCCACTTAATACTGGTTTCCTTGAGTAAAACAGTATGTCTTGAGAACTCTGTGTATTTTGTAATATGTGCATACTAAAGTAATAACAATAACTTTATTTGTTTCAAAGATACAAAAAAAGGGGCAATAAATGCCCCCTTTAGATTCATACCCATATTGAATTTATACGGGGTCTCTTTGAGTTCCCTCAGTAGCAGTAGCACTTGTCATACCTGCAAATGGGTCGGTATCAGTAGCACCATCAATGAATGACGGCATACGAATTTCATTTGCAGTTAATGTAAGTGTATATCCATTTAGGTCTCCCATAGCAGTACCAGTTACAGCAGTACCGCCAGTTACATCAGCACCATTTTCAGCACCAACCAATAAGAACTTATCATCAAATGTTTGAACGATAACGTGCGGTCTACCATACGCCAAAAATTTCAATTCTTTGTTGTCTTCTTTAGTTAGCTTAAACAGTGTTATATTTACAACTTGCTCAAAGAATGTTGTTCCATTCTCCATTGAAGATGTAATATTTGTTTCAAGAGAAGAGTTACCTTTAACGTCATAGGTGTAATAAGTAAAAGTTCCATCCATGTCTGTAATTTCATCGTCAGAGCCGAATGAAATTCCACCCAAATCCCCAAAATCAACAAAATGAATTTTCTTAATGCCACCTACAGCATCTTTACAAGGTCTTAATCTTCCTGTACTTAAATCACAAGCCATTATCTATTTTTTTTTAGTAAAAGGGGCAGGTTTAACTACCCCTTTCGATTAAACAATTATTATGCTAAAGTAAGGAGGGCAAGGTCAGAACCAATACCGTACTGTACACCAGCAGTAAAGCGCATTACAACTCTTACGTTTTGTGAGCCGTCAATGTCTTGCATGTCAATAACTTTTACTTCGTTATGGTCGGAAACTAGACCAGTTCCAAAGAATAAGTTAGAAGCCTCTCCAGCTACGATGTGGTCGCTTGGAAGTCCAGGAGTTAGCTGTAGCTTGATTCCCTCAAAGCTAAGAGCGTTACCCATGTTATACCATTGTTGACCTTTAGCATCTGTACCAGCAGCACCTTGTCCACCAGAAGCAAATCCACCTAATGCACGTACATAGGCTTGGTGAGCAACAGTAGGAACATAGATAGTCAAATCTTCTTTGCCATAAACAGCAGATGGAAGAGCGTCAACTACGTTTCCAAGTAGAGATACAATGTTAGAAGAGCTAAAAGATGTTTCAGAGTCATTTGCAGCATCGTTTACATCTCCATCAGCAGCCATAAGAACTGTAAGACCATCAAACTCACCAGCGTTGGCATTTACACCACCCCAGATATTTTGTTCAGTTTTTTCAGCTACTTTAGCAATAACATGTCCTAGTAAGAAATCAGAAAATGCTGGAGGCAAGTTATCAAATGAAGAATATCCCATTTGTACAGCTTCCCAATCAGAACGGAAATCTTTCTTACACAGCTCTAAGTTTACTTGGAACTCTTCTGGTTGAAGAATACGCTCTGTAAGAGTTAATGCGTCAGAAGTGCTTGTGAAATCACAAGTTCCGTCAGCAATAATGTTAGTAGAGGCAACCTTTTTGATTACTTCTTTAAATTTTACGTTTGGCTTAATGGTGATTGCCCCATCAGATAGAGTTTTACCACTTAAAAGAGCTGCTGAGATATATTTCCCTGCAAACTCACCAGCGTAAGTTGTTGTAATCGGAGTTACAACTGAGCTTAAATTTACTTTTTGATTACTCATTTTTTGTATATTATTTTAATTTAGAAAATACTCGGTCAAGTGTGTTAGCAGGGCGATTCTGACCGAATTTAATCACCTCTTTTTGTTCATTTTTTTGAGATGGTGCGTGAGCGATAGGCTCGGCTGCTGGTTCAGCAGACAACTTTTCAATCTGAGCAGACAATTCTTGTTTTTCAGATTCTACCTTATCGTACTCTACCATCATTTCTTCTTTGATAGATTTAATCATATCTTCGAGTTCTGCAATCTTAGAGTTAAAATCCTCTTCCTTTACATAACCCTCCATTAGTTCTACTTCCTCAGAATCTTCTTCTGTTTCAGCAGCTTCCTCAGAATCTTCCTCTAACTCAACTTCTTCAGTTGAATCAGAATCTAAAGCAACTTCTACCTCTTCGGCAGAAACCTCTTCTGAAGAGTCCTCAGATAATGCAACTTCCTCTACTTTTTCAGTTTCAGCAACTTCTTCGCTTTGAACATCAATGTTCTCTACTTCAGTTGACTCTACTTGTGAAATAGCAGAAAGTTTTTGCATTATATCGTTTAAAATATTTGTAGCTTTACTCTCCATTTTATGTTAATTAACTTTTAAGTTCTATAAAATAACAAAGTTATAAGACCCTGTTAGATTTTCAATATAACTATTCTGATGGCGGAGTTCCAGTTATATTACCTATACCTTGCGACCTAAGAGTGCCATCGCAACACTTTCTTGAGTATCTTCTGCCGTCTTTACAAAGACAACCTCTTCTGCTATTTCTAGGCACTTGATTCCCTACTGTTTCGTTCTTACTCATTTTTTGCTTGATTTAGGATGTTTCTTTGGCAGCAAATCATAATCTGTAGTGTATTTAGCGTTTTGTGGTTTGCCGTTCTTTAAAAGGTATATATAGGCGTTTACTCTAGCTTGACCCCATTGTTCAGCAGACTTTACTTCTGGACTATGAGATGTTTGGTATGCTCCAACGCCACGTTGATATACTGATTTAAGCTGTCCAACAGTAGTGCCATAGCCTAACTTGGATTTATGCTTCTCGTTAAAATCGTCAGCTTTCTTTTGCAAAGACTTTAGCACTCTGTCGGGTACAGTAACTCCCCTTGACTTCCCAGCAGCACCCTTTGGATTGCGAGTGCTTCCTCTTTTTGGATTAGGATTTGGAGTATCAGATTTTGGTGCTTTCTCGCTTCTTTTAATTCTTCCTTTGTCATCATATTCTGCTAAATCTACTTTAGATTCCATTGAATTTATTTCATCTAACTTTTGTTCTGCCCAGCGAATACCCTCTTCGCCTCCCCAAGCATCCCATAATAACCCACCGCATCCTTTATTATACGGCTCATCCTTTTTCTTCTCAAACCTATTGTAAGATGCCATTTCAGATATGAGACATCTTGATAAGGGTTTGCCAGCAGACAGTAACTGTGCAAATTGCCACGCTTGAGGCGTTCCGCATCTAGGTTTGTTGCTATCATAGTACGCTAGAGCCTGTTTAGCGTTGTTTTTAGCTGCTTTTGGGTAATCTGAGTATGTTTTATCGTACAGACCCAATTCAAGCTCTTCAGAAAGCTCTGTGCAATCGCAGCCAAGTTTTATTTCTCCTAATTTACGCAATTTAGACCTACTCCAAGCCAATCCTGCCTTTCCACCCCATAATAGGTATGAGATAGTACCGCAAGCCTTAGAATCATTGGCATCATAGTATTCAGATGCCCTAGAAAGATAAGAATACATGCGCTTAATCGTAGATAGGCTGAGTTTTTCACCTCTACTGAGCTGCTGTGCTCTTATTTTCCCCACAGAGGTTGCGCAACGATTGTTTACCTTTTTATTTAGCTCAATTCCTCTTCTAGCATTATTTCTAACGCTCTGAGGGTAGTCTCCGTATGTCTCAAGCTTTAATTTTCCAGTTTCAATACTATCTGCAATCTCTAAAAGTATTTCAGCAGCATCATTGTCTTGCTCAATCATAGACATAGCTACTTTGTCGGTAAAGTAACCCTCTATAGAGAAACCTTTTACCTTGCCTGTCTTAACGTAATCTTTCCAAACATCTTCATTATTTACTTTCATTGACACCATCCAAGTTCCTACTGGCATATTCAATCCATACTTCCTAGACTTGTCGTGAGTATTATCTTCTATAATCCAAGACTCAACAACTGACATTCCAGAAAGTTGTGCCTCATGTTCTAAAGTGGATTTATTCTGATTGCCTTTCATCAAGAACAATTCAGATGCTTTGCGTACAGTTTCCTCAGAGAAATATATATAATACTCATCTTCTCTGTCTCTTCTGTATATCTTTTTGTTAGGTATAAGAGCAGCACCCATAAGAATACGCTTTTCTTTATCTACATCAGCTAATTCAATTTTAATATCTTCTTTTAACGCAACAAAATTCTCTTCTATTGCAGGTTGTTCTACGATTGAAATAGCGTCAATTCCAGAGAACTCTCCCTCTTCGTCTATAAATAATTCTATTATCTTCATACTATTAAATTAACCGAATGATGCGGTGTTTGTTATATTTCTATCTAGTTCTTGCTGAGATGATATGTCTTTTCCAACGACAAATGCCTTAATTGGTTTTGCTTGTTGCCCAGCAACAGTTTC